TTTGGCTTCTTCAAATGCTTTGATTTCTTTCATGTTCTCATCCTCCATTTAGTGTGTTTTGTTTTGGTATTACATATATCACTCTAAACGAGAATAATAGCAAGTCATTTCTGTAGTAATAGATCAGGTTTTCAGTTTAATCTTCAATCGCTGTGTACCTCGAATAATCATAGCCTTCTGTACTGGATAATATCTTTTCGCCAGTGTCTTTGTTAATGACCCTGATACATCGAAGCTCACCTTTTTCGTTAGTGCCGCCATCTGACTTCTTGATCCAGGGCTGGTCCTCTAGAAAATTGCTGGTAAACTTTTTAAACTCTGAATCAGTAAGCTCCACTTCTCGAATCACGGTGTAATCAGAACCAATGACGCCATCTTCTTTTGCCTCTTCAGTTGCTTCCTTTAGTTCCTTAAGGTTGTAGAACTTTCGACCAAATAATGCCTTCATTGCTGTGACTCCTTCCTGGATTTTTCATCAATTACTTTGCAGGAATCAATGCCGTAAACCACATTCAAGCTGCTGCCGTTGTCCCACTGAACCATGATGGAGCCTGTGTCATCCACGCCCCACACGGTGCCTTTTGTACCCGTCGGAGGTGCTTGCACATCATCCATCCAAAGGAGCTGGACTCTGGCGCCAGTGGGGTACTGCTTGCGTAGGTGGGCCAGTCTTTCTTTACTGATCGGTTTCACTTGGAGCACCTCCTTTGAAAGCACTGCTTCCTGAAAGGTTTTGAAGGAGAATCTTTCTATGGGTTTTGAATTCCTCTCCGATAAATCCAAGGCGGAGAAGGAAGCAGCGGAATGCGTATTTTTCATTGTCGACTTCTTTCTCTTTTACAGTAATTCTCTTTTGGGTTTTCGCCATCTCACACAGCTTTGTAATGAACTGGGAGTAGGCTTTTATCTCATCTGGATTTGGCAGTTTTGAAAACCAAGGGAAGCTTATGCGTTCCTCATCGGCTTTAATGGGAAGGGCATCTACATTCAAAGCTTTCTTAATGAGGTTGCCTTTTGCTTCTAGCAGTTTGGCTAGCTTCTCCAGGTCTTCATCGGAAAGGGAGTCTTTTGGTATCTGGATGATGAGTCCCGTTTCCTCGGTATCCGCTTCAGCAGGATCTGGTTCAGCCATCTCAGCTTCAAACCCTGCCTCTTGTAGTTTTTTCATCAGCGTCTTGATATTGTCCTGATCCAATTCGTTGTCAAAGGTTAGCTCTCCGTCTTTTCCGATGTGGTAGGGTCCGACCTGGTAAGCGCAGGATGGAACACCCAGGTATTTTGAAGGAACCTCTGTGATTTCGCTGATGAGCTTCACCAGCTTTTTACGTTCGTTACCGGTTACGTTGTAATTGATTTTCATGGTATTGACCTCCTTGTTTTTTGCTTACTACATATATCACTCTAAGTGATGTTAATAGCAAGTCTATCTTTCGATAGTTGTGTTATTTATTTTCAGGGAGGTCACTGTAGCGGCATTCTTTGCCATCACGAATAAGGTAAACGTCATCTGCTGATTCAACGCTAGAAATGAACCTTTCAACAATAACGTCACAAAACTTTTCATCAAGCTCAATGGTATGACAGATTCGCTGGGTCTGATCGCAGGCAATGAGGGTGCTACCAGAACCGCCAAATGGATCGAGGACGATGCAATTGCTAAGACTTGAATTGAGAATAGGATGGGCCACAAGAGCCACCGGCTTCATTGTTGGATGAGAGCCATTCTTCTTCGGCTTTTCAAATTCCCAGATGGTTGTTTGCTTTCGATCCGCGTACCAATTGTGCTTGCCTTTTTTCTTCCATCCAAAGAGCACAGGTTCATGCTGCCACTGGTATGGAGATCTACCAAGGACCAGGGATTGCTTTTTCCAGATGCAGGTGCCGGAGAGGTAGAAGCCAGCTTCAGCAAATGCCTTTCTAAAGTTCAGGCCTTCCGTATCTGCGTGGAAAACATAGATAGAAGAGTCCTGGGTCATGACAGCTTCCGTATTGGTAAAGGCAGCCAGTAGGAATTCATAGAAAGCAGAATCACCCATGTTGTCGTTTTTGATTTTACCGGCAGAGCCTTCATAGTTTACATTGTAAGGGGGATCTGTCACCACTAGGTTTGCCAGCTTTCCATCCATGAGAAGCGTGAAGGTTTCAGCCTTTGTAGAATCACCGCAGACCAGTCTATGGGGACCCAGCTTCCAGACATCACCAAGTTTTGTCATGGCGGGTTTTTCTAACTCTGCATCCACATCAAACTCATCATCGTGAATGCCTTCTTTCAGGGAATCCTTAAAGAGGTCATCCAGTTCAGATGGATCAAAACCTGTAAGAGAGACATCAAAATCCGCACCCTGCAGATCAGCAATAAGAAGAGCTAGCTTATCCTTATCCCAGTCGCCGCTGATTTTATTGAGCGCAATGTTGAGCGCCTTTTCTTTATCTTCATCCATCTCGATGACCACACACTCAACTTCGGTCATTCCTAAATCTATGAGAATTTTTAATCTCTGGTGACCACCTACAACTCTACCGGTAGTCTTGTTCCAAATGACTGGTTCTACATATCCAAATTGCTCAATGGAGCGTTTGAGTTTATCGTATTCTGCATCCCCGGGTTTTAAATCCTTACGTGGGTTATAGTCAGCGGGAAGTAAGAGCTTCGTTTTCAGTTTTTCAATCTTCATATCTTTCAGCCACCTTTCTTAAGTTTAGATTGAAATCCACGTTCTCCCAAGGGAAGAGAGAGGAGTTGAAATGTCCGTAGGTTGCTGTATCGGAGTAGATTGCATTTCGAAGGCGTAGCTTTTCAATGATAGCAGCTGGACGTAAGTTAAAAATCTCTTTTACCAGTTCACTTAAATCCTCATCACTGATTTTCCCTGTGCCAAAGGATGTCACATTAACTGCTACTGGATTTGCTTTTCCGATGGCATAAGAAATAGCGACCTCGCATTTATCAGCAAGCCCGCTCCAAACAATATTCTTAGCAATGTACCTGGCCATATAGGCACCGCTTCTGTCAACCTTTGTTGGGTCCTTTCCGCAGAGTGCGCCGCCACCATGAGAAGCCAGACCACCATAGGTATCTACCATGATCTTTCTTCCAGTAAGTCCCGTATCAGCAGCAGGACCACCTTCAACAAATCTGCCGGAAGGATTGATGAGTATTTCGGTTTTGTCATCCAGGGGAAAATCCTCGAAGCACTGCCAGAGTACATTATTTAAGATATCTGATTCTAATCTCTTTTGAGTTTTGTCCTTATGGTGCTGCACAGAAACTACTACAGTTTTAATGCGAATGGGTTTATCCCCATCATATTCAACGGTAACTTGTGCTTTACCATCTGGCAGGATGCCCTTGATTATTTTTCCTTTGCGACATTCATCAATACGCTTTACGATTCTATGAGATAACAGTAAAGGTAGCGGAATCAGTTCACGGGTTTCGTTGGTAGCATATCCATATACAGTGCCTTGATCACCAGCACCGATGGAACCGTATGGGTCAACAATTCCATTTCTTGCTTCAAGTGCTGTATCTACACCCGTTGCAATATCTACACTTTGATGATGTACAAACACAAATACTGTAAATCTCCAAGGATTGTATCCCGCCTCACGAAGTACATTTTTGACGATAAGGCGGATGTTGATTTTTTCGCTGCAGGTGATCTCGCCCGCCACGATGATTTTTCCTTTAGTAGCCATAACCTCACAGGCCACGCGTGAAGCTTTGTCTTTTCGAAGGCAAGCATCCAAAATGCTGTCAGCGATTAAATCAGAAAGCTTATCAGGATGTCCCTTGCAGACACTTTCTGAGGTTCTGTAGTTTTTACTCATATCATTATCTCCAATCTGTTTTTATTTGCCCCTACGAGCAGAAAGAAGTCTTTCCATCACATCATCCTGAGGATTTGATCCTTTGTAATCGCCGGTGCAGTTCTCTTTTACGATCTGGAATATCTCAAACCATAGACGATTGGTCTGGTTCATGTAATTCTGACCCATGGATACATAGGGACTTTGAATGGCATTTCCTGTGGTGGGGTGTTTTGCAAGAAAGCCATACTCTGTAATGGCCTCTTCACACTGAATCCAACGAGCAACACTCATGGCATAACGTTCAAGGAGCTGTGGAGAAACCAGAGCAGCGCAGCCACGCTTATCCAGCCACTGCCATGTGGCTTTGTAGATTTCACCAGCCACCAGAGCTTTCCCATCTTTTTGAATGGCTTCAAGCATCTTATTTGGTTCAGGCATTTCTTGTCCCTCAAGATCTGCCGTATCGGAAAACTCCATCACAGTCAGTTTCCTACCACCAAGATTTCCTTCGGCTATTTTGTCAGCCAGAGGTTTCTTTTTCGCCCCTGCACCAACACGAGCGCCACCTCTGTTCGTACCGTCTTTTGCCAATGATCACACCTCCTTTACATAGTGGGGGCTATACCCCCGTTTGAATCTGCGTTTTTTAACACGACACCCCAGCCCGCTGTCCGGATTGAAAAGTCGTAGGGATTTTACCTCCCCCACCGGTCACCACTCTCAGCTGTTATCTTTGAGTGACATGACTTACAAAGAGCCATCAGGTTACTGGTTTCATTGCCACCACCTTTGGAGAGAGGGAGGATGTGGTGGACTTCTTCAGCAGCTTTAATTCGTCCGCTCTTATCACACTCCTCACAAAGAGGATGGGCTTTGATGTAGCGGTCCCTGATACGCTTCCAGGACCTACCGTAGCGTTTATTGGAGGCAGGGTCTCGTTGGTACTGGTTGTAGCGTTTTGTTACCAGCTTCTTGTGCTCGGCGCAGTACTCTCCGCTATCAGCAAGCAGACCGCAGCCTGGGTAAGCACAAGGACGCTTAGGTTTATATGGCATGGGTTCACCTCCTTTTGGGCATAAGAAAAGCCCTCGTGGGGTGTCCCCATGAAGGCTTGTTTACATTGTGGCTCACTTTATATATAAGCACACATCGTAGGTATCATTCTATGTTATTTGGTATCCAACTAATCAAAGATACCAGTTTTTAATAGAATTTCTTTGTGGGGCTTACATTCCTTACAGACATAGTGTCTGTCCCGGAGATAGTTTAAGGATCTTACTTCATCCCCACAGAAGCGGCAGTGGGGGAAGTAGTAGGTCATCCTTCCAGCTTTAGAGATTCTTATGTTGTCTTCTTTAGCTTCACGGTAGCTCATTTTTATAAACCTCCATTTTACATATAATCACATGCAGTGGGTATCATTCTATGGTTTTAGGTATCCTGATTTAAAATCTTGCTGCAAACTTCCAAGGCGGCGTTATGCATTTTGTAGAGATGGTGGATGGTGTAACACATATCCACTGCGATCTTTTCCCAGGTTAGAAAACAAAGGTAGCGTTTCTCAAGAAGCGTCTGGTACTCAGAGTTTTCTATGGACTTGATGATGGTCATGATTTCACGTTTCGAATCTACAAGACTAATGATGTCCTGATTGATTTCTTCCTGCAGGTCGATGATTCTGGCAATCACATCAGCCATCGTTGATGTTGAGCGGTTGGGATTTCTTGGCATTGCACTCAAAGTCGATGTGGCTCTTGTGGCTAGTGCATTTAAAGATTCCAATTGTTCAAACTTACTACGGATCCGATGGTCAATGCGATAAGCTTTTGAGAAGTATTCTCTTGCGTTTTGTTTATTCATATCAGCCCTCCGAATATTTTAGATTTCACTCGGATTGGCGAGGATTGTCATAGGTTGTCTTAGATTTTCAGATCTGCCTTTACGGCATTGATGAGTGCAGCTTGGGTGCTGTTCTTTTCTCTTAGTGCTTTAAGGATACGGCCATCGATGGTGTCTTTGGTAATGATGTGTTGAACAACAACGGTATTTTCTGTTTGTCCCTGTCTCCATAGGCGGGCATTGGTCTGCTGGTAGAGTTCCAAGCTCCAAGTTAGGCCAAACCATATAAGGGTGGAGCCGCCTTGTTGAAGGTTCAGGCCATGTCCTGCAGAAGCGGGGTGTATTAAAGCTACTGGTAATTCACCGTTGTTCCAGCTCCTTATGCTTTCAGAAGAATCAAGGCGAGAGAACTTTATTTTATTGTGCTCCAGCCTTTCTGTGATGTGCTCAAGGTCATGCCTAAACCAATAGGCAACCAGGACGGGTTTTCCATTAGCAGCTTCAATGAGATCTTCTAATGCATCAAGCTTTCTGTCATGGATCCGTATAATCTCTTGGGTATCGGAGTAGACAGCTCCGTTTGCCATTTGAGACAGTTTGCCTGAAAGAGAAGCAGCATTAGCTGCGGTGATATCTCCACCGGGAAGCTGAAGGACCAGATCACGTTTTAATTCCTCATAGCGTTTTTTCTCAGGCTCTGAGAGCTTTACTGGATACTCGGAACTAATGAGTTCTGGCATCTTCAAATGGTCAGTGGATTTCATGGATATGGTAATGTCGGAAATCTGTCGGTAGATGGTATCTTCTGCAAAGGGTAGAGGCTTGTAACTAAAGATGATCTGGCCATTTCGCTTATCTGGAATAAAGTAGTCGTCTCGATACTTGCCTATGAATCTTCCAAGTCGTTTACCCATATCCAGCAGCCTAAACTCAGCCCATAAATCCATTAGTCCGTTTCCAGTAGGGGTACCAGTTAAACCCACCACTCTTTTGATGTGGGGACGAACTTTCATCAAGGCTTTAAATCTCTTTGCCTTGTGATTCTTAAAGGATGAAAGCTCGTCGATAATCACCATGTCATAGTTGAAAGGGATGCCGCTGTCTTCTACAAGCCACTGGACATTTTCTCTGTTGATGATGTAGATATCAGCTTTTTTCAATAGTGCAGCTTTTCTTTCTGATTCAGTACCAACAGCCACGGACCAGATGAGATGATCTAGGTGTGACCATTTCTCTAGTTCTTGGGGCCAGGTGTCTCTAGCCACACGAAGAGGTGCAACCACCAAAACTTTATGAACCTTAAAGCTGTCAAAGAGTAAATTGCTTATGGAGGTGAGGGTTAGCACAGTTTTTCCTAACCCAAGCCCATATCAAGAAATATTGCAGCAATAGGGTTGTTTTCGATGTAGGCACTTGCATATTGCTGATAATCATGTGGTATGAACTTCATTTGGCATCACCTCCCATGTCGGATAATATTGTCTTTATTTCTGCTACGCTATCAAGCACATAAACCTTGAATCCAAGATCACGAAGGAGCTTATGTCTTGCCAGTTGTAAAGGTCGAGGCTTATTCCCAGGTGCTTTGACTTCAACAAAAGCAACGCTACCTCCGGGAAGAAGGATTAACCTATCCGGCATACCATCAAAACCTGGACTGACAAACTTTGGTGCAATGCCACCCATGCTTTTTACGGCCAGTACTAACTTTTGCTCAATGGCTTTTTCATTCATAGCTCATAGATCCTTTCTACTGGATCCACAAGGTCAAAGGCGGCGTAGGTAGCAGCTAGAAAGCTAGTGATCGGATGTCCTTTATGTTTCCAGATGGATTTTCCATTGCAGCTGACGCCATAGTGGTTCTGGTTGAATCTGCTTTGCTGAATGTTGACCCAGTTGTCTTGGTATTTAAGACTAAACCCACCATAGCGGTTTTCTTTCCATTTACGGTTTGGAAAATTACTTTTTCTTTTTGCCCGATTTTTCATGAGACGCTCACGTTCTTTAGAAGCAAGGACATCGCCTTCCATGATACCGGCACATATGCAGCCAACCTTTATGTCTTCAAAGTAATCATCATGATGCATCACATGGACAAATCTGACTCTACTGCAACCACAAAGTTCACAGGTATAAAGGCCATCACTAGAGTTTTCTTCTTCAATATCAATCACATCATCACAATACCAACCATCCAGTGGGGCATTCCATTTTCTTAGTTGCCTTTGACATCTGGCAATATATGCAGAGTTGACTTCGTTATTTTTCATTTCATTGACCTCCTTAGTTAAGCTGTTCCTATAACCCAGAAATCCCTTACGCGCGCAAATGTGCGTATTTCGAGTCTTACTGGTATTATTTTTTATATTTCTAATTAGATAAAGATATTAGGAACACAGGAACAAAACTTATGTGGGGGCCTAGCGGCGGCCCCCTTTGGGGTGTTCCTGAAAGTGTTCCTATCCTAGTATTCCAGGAACAAAACCTGTTCCAGGAACAGTTCCTAGAATTAGCTGTTTCCAGGAACAGACCTGGGAACAGACTTAGGAACAAACATGTACTGTGGTCCATAGAGGGTAGTTCTATCTTTTTTCGGTAGACGTTCCCAGTCCAGTTTTATGAGAATGGCAGAGAGTTCATTGGAGTCGGTGCGCTTAAGATTTGACCGATCCTTACCAAAACACTCACACCAGATTTCCATATTGCAGACGCTTTGCCTCTTATTGGTGCCAGTGCGACCAATGCCGCCAAGCTCAACACCGCTTAAGAAGTTTCTTCTTTCGAAGAGATCCATCTGTTCCCAATCATCCGGGAGCAGTGTATCCAGGTATTCTCTGACCAAACCTTCACGTTCATCAGACTCCATGGCATCACGTTGTTCAACCTTGGCCAGCTGCTCCATGGAGGAGTCCAGATAGAGTTTTTCGCCAGCCTTGACGTATACCAGGGCCTCTGCCCATATCTGCTGGATCTCTTCAGCTGTAATCTGCCATGAATGCTTGCTGCCACCACCAGGAGTTTTCACAGGCCAGAAACGACGATTTCCCGTTGTATCTCTAAGGTAGCCTGACTCTGCGTTGGTGGTACCGAAGAAGATGCACTGGCGCTGGTGAGGGGTTGCGCGTTTTCCAAAAGCCGCACGGTAGATATCATTTTGTCTTGAGAGGAAAGAGCGCAGGGTTTCCACTTCAGCTTTTCTGAGACCTGCAAGTTCACCAATCTCAAGTATCCAGTAGCCTTGAAGTTTCTCTGCAGCTGTTTTGTCTTTGGTGTCTCCAAGGTTTAAACTATCGGAGAACCATTCGCCAGCGAGCTTTGAGATAAGAGTACTTTTGCCGACGCCTTGCGGCCCGTTTAAGACAAGCATGGAGTCAAATTTGCACCCAGGATTTTGAACACGACTGATGGCAGCGCACAGGGTTTTTCTTGTAACAGCACGGACGTACTTATTGTCATCAGCGCCGAGATAATCAATGAGCAAGGTATCTAGTCTTGGTACCTTGTCCCACTCAGGTAAAGAGTCCAGGTATTCTCGTATGGGGTGGTAGGACCTATCGTCAGTGACTTTGGCTACAGCAATTTGATAGTTTCTCTGTGAGAAGGTCCCATAGTTTGAGTCGATATAGCTGATAAGCTGAGCATCATCTGCGTCCCGCCAGTATTTTGATGGGTGGTTCCAAGGAACGCTACCTTTGATCTCCATACCATCAAGCTGCTGATTAAATACCAGTGCTTGTAGATTTGGGTCGTTCTGTAGAATAAGCGTGATGTTGTGTAGATTGTTTTTAAGCACCGTAGAACGAGGTTCATATTCCAGTCTTTTCTGCCAATCGCTATCATCATCAAAATCATGCATAGCACGAGCTTGCCTTTCTTGAACCAGTAGAAGCTTTACCTGTTCATCCTTTGATGCAAATTCTGTCATGGCCTTGTAGGAAGGAAGCTTTGTTATAGGTGTTTCTTCTGGATGCTTATCATCAAGGTTTCTAAAATGGTGGAGCCTTACCAGGTCAAATGCATTGAGGAGCTTTCCGCATAATGGATCCGTGGCATGATGGGAGTAGACAAACTTGTCATCATGAACCACCACACCTGCAGCGCTATCAGCAGGGATGTAATCATATCGTCCGGGCATAGCTGAAGGCTCATAAACATCAGATAGAAAAGCTGATATGGCATCTGTGATGCTATAAGTCCTACAGAAAGCACCCACAATTCCTGGTTTTGAAAGTGGATCAGCTTGTTCAGCGATACTGTGTTTTTCAACTTCTGACTGACGAGAGGACACTGGCCAGGTAGACGCATCTTGCCAATCATCATATTTGGCCAGGTAATCGTCTGGGTTTAAGAGATCCCCGTCTTTTTCTTTGTAGAGAAATTCTCCGTTTTGGGAGGTGGAGGGCCAGTACATCAATCGATGGGGTTCATAGGTGCTGTCATCAAAGAGATCAATGCCGACTTCCTTGGCCACCATTCTTGCCACAGCGGGGTACTCAGCTTCGCTTACTTCACGAGATAGTGGAATGACAAGTCTGATTCTCGGGTATTCCGGTGTGTGCTTATGGGTGGAGTAAGCGCAGCACTTATATGGAAGATGGGCGATGGTATCATCCCAAACACCAGGCTTGCCATAATCCATATCAAGGAGGATCATGGAGCGGCACAGTACGTTACCTTTTTTACGACGACCATCCCGTAAGTGACCAGCCACATAGCCACCGACGTCTTTGACGGAAGCTTGCTGATCTTTAGACATTTTTTTATATTCTTCTATGGTTTCAGTAGTACGAATGGTGGAGCTGACTCTGGTGCGAAAATCCTCCCAAGAGATCTCGTTATTTTTCCACTTTTTATCCATACGACTGTTACCGTAAGAAATCTTCATTTACAAAACCTCCTTACACTGAGATGAAAAGTAGCGAATTGGGTAGTTCTTACGTTTTGCCCAGTTGATTTCTGCTCTCATGCCGGAGGAAATATGACTGCCAAACACCCAAACCTCGGAGCACTTTGACATCAGTACATTTCCAAAGAACAAACCAAGTTCTCGTTCATCAGGATCACTGTCATCAAGAAACTGAGTAAAAAGTAGATGCGGAGCGATAGGGATGTACCCCATCGCAACCGCGAACCTACTATAGCGTCTGGCAGAGTCTGTGTTTCTTTCAATATCACCTGAATAGGGTGAGCAGATATACACAAGTGGACGAAAGGTTCTAGCAGCCTTTTCTCTTTGCTCAATTTTAGTTAAGGCATCATAAGCTGTGGGATCGTAGTAACCTTCAGCGTTGAATTTATCGATTCCCATAACATCAGCCTTGCCTTTCATCTAATATTGATTTGCTGCACTCAGGACAGAAAATAGCAGTTCCATAAAGATCGCTTTCTCCATCACTAAATAATGCTGAGATGTCCACACAGATTTCAACACCGCAATCAGGACAGGTGGTGAATACATTGTCATCATGGATTTCTACCTTGATTTCTAATGTGTCGTTGATTGATTCTTTTACATAAAACATATTCATTACCTCCATTTCTTGAAGGCTTAAGTGCCTTCTACTGTTCACAGGACAGAAACCTCCCCTGTGAGTAGTAAAAGGACTAATCTTTTTTATAGAAATTCGTTTCATAACCATCAGCCCTCATTAAAAGTCCCTTAGCCCAAGGTGGGGTATGGCTCATTTGATTGCAGATAGACTCAACTGATGTTTCCATACCAGCTTCGATGACAATTTCATCATGTACATGAATGACGACGTTGTAATCCTTGAGAGCTTGCATGGAATAACACAGAAGATCACGACTGGTTGCTTGGACGATGTTCTCCACAAACTTTGGGCCATAGCTATCGATGCGTTCCCATTTTTTTGTGCCACCGACGCCTTCATAGGTGATACAGTCTGAACCAAACATATTTATCCCAATGCGAGGTTTCACATAGGAGAGTCTTCTTCCAGAAGGGAGGGTGATAAAGAGCATTCCGCTTTGATAAGAAAACCGGATACCATGTGTTTCAGTAACAGTCCGTTCTCTAACTGCTTTCATGGCAGCCTTATCAACTGCCCACCAAAGCCTGACTATATTTGGATTGGTGGTACGCCAAGCTGTAACCAGGGGTTGTAGTTCATCTTCATTTAGACCCATCTCCAGAGCACCCATGGCTTTAAGAGCTCCAACAGATCCCCCATAACCAAGGGCCAGTTCTGCAATCTTACCTTTTTGCCTTAAGTGACCATTGACTCCGTGTTTTTCAACAGGAACACCAAACATTTGAGAAGCAGAAGCACAATAGATATCACCACCGGATTCGAAAACTTGCTGTCGCCATTTTTCTCCGGCAAGCCATGCGATAACCCGGGCTTCAATAGCAGAAAAGTCTGCGACGATGAATTTGTGGTCAGTGGCAGGAATGAAGGAGGTGCGGATAAGTTCAGATAGAACCTCGGGTATGGAATCATAAAGCATTTCTAAAGCATCGAAGTTCCCACAGCGAACAAGATCTCGTGCTTGTTCTAAATCAGGTAGATGGTTTTGAGGAAGATTCTGAAGCTGAATAATTCTTCCTGCCCATCGTCCTGTTCGATTAGCACCATAGAATTGAAACATTCCACGTGCACGACCATCGGCGCAAACGGCGTTTTCCATGGCAGAGTACTTCTTAACAGAGGACTTTGCCAGTGACTGCCTAAGCTCCAATACTTCTTTAATATCAGGTGGAGCAGTTTGAATGAGTTCTGAAACCACTTTTTTACCTAATGAGTCTGTTTCAAGTCCCTGGTCCGACAACCAGTTCTTCATCTGTGCTACGGAGTTAGGGTTATCAAGATCCGTTAGTCTTTTCATTTTCTGGAGCAGCTCTGAACGAGACCGAGTATCCATCTTTATTGCCTCATTTACAAAAGGCATATCCAAAGAAACACCACGATCATTGATCTCCTGGTCAAGGTGGTATTCATTCCATACTTCTTCAGGCACAGGAAATTTTGATAGTTTCTCTTGAATGGATATTTCAGCTTCAACATCGCGTAGGTTGTAGGACTTAAATTCAGACCATTTATCAGGAGCATGGACTGGTAGATTTCTCGACCGACCACCATTTGTAGCTGTTGGATTACAGGGCTTGCAAAAATATCTGATCAGTTCTTTTCCTTCTGATACTTTTTGTTTTTCAAGTCCAAGGACAGCGCCACTGCCTTCAAGAGAGAGGGGTAAACCCATATATGCAGACCAGACCATGGTGCAGCGCCAGGATTCTGGACTGAGGTATTGACCATTAGGCAAGCCTAGCCACTTAGATAAACAGATTCTTTCGAACTGGGCATTAAAGGCCCACTTAGTAATGGATGGATCAGTAAGGGCTGATTGTATTTCTTCAGGAAGTTTTTCACCACTAGCAAGGTCGATCACCTCGATATCGCCACCATCTATGGAGTATCCAAAGAGCAGGATCTCAAAGTCAGATGATTCTATATAGCGGTAGACCCCGCTTTTGGCGAGGTCTACACTACTATAGCTTTCGATATCGATGCTTATTGTTCTCAAGACAGGAAATCCTCATCAAGGTCAGTGGCGAAATCGTCCTCAGCCCTGGACTTTCCACCAAGAGGCTCGCCGTCGCTTATTTTCTGGAGGTTGTTTAGACCGCAGGCGATTCCTCTGTTTCCGTTGCTGTTAAAGGCATAGAAGTTGATACTTGCTCTTCCATATACTCCGCTGTAAACTTCGGAGCGAGTAAGGATAACATTTCTATCAGCGTCTACAATGCCTGGAGCAGTAGCAGAGTTTGCATTGATGAAATAGGCATTGGCATAGGCTGGATCGTCTGGTCTTTCCAAATCTCCGTCTCTGAGAGGCGTTTTGATACTGGTAAGAGGTGGGATAGACTTTCCGTTGCCTTTAAGCTTTGCTTCACCTTCATGGTAAGCGGCCTCAATGGCAGCTTTAACTTTGGCTACAGTGGCAGTATCTGATTTAGGAATGATGAGGGATACCGAGAATTTTGGAGTGCCACCGTTAATGGACTTTGCTTCCCAGACATTGGCGTAAGACCAGCGAGTGTCAGGACCTGTGATAACTTTCATGGGGTTACTGTTTGATTTGTTTGCATTATTGGACATATGATTTTCCTCCTTAAATTTCATTAAAATCGTGTTGTGCTGTATTAATTGGCGGGCGTTTGTCACTCTCAGGAACCAGTGTTGGTTTCCCTTGAGGCTTTTCAATGTAGCTTCCTAGAACTTCCTCAAATCGCTTCTTACCGATAAGAGAGGTCAAGGCAGTAATACCAAGAAGCTTTTGTTCATATGGATCAAAGCCTTCTGCGCTGACGGCTTTAGCAACCGCAGTTTCATCAGTGTATCTTCGATTAGAGCGTCCTTCGACCAGCTTCCATCCGTTCCACTGCTTTCCGCTGACTGCTGATTGCAGTGCGTAATCTTTGATATCGGATGCCCAAGAGATTAGACCATCTAATTTAGATAGGATGTCTTCAACCTCGTAATCATCGAGTAGAGGGGGCATCTTGAAGTCGTATTTGGCCAGCTCCATGTTGTGCTCAGCTCTGGTACGGCATTCGTGCTTTGCTTTGCAAAATCCACACCAATCACCACACTTGAAGTCCCCTTCACCAGCAAAGGCCAGCTCTGCAGTTGGTTTAAGAACTTCATTAGCCCACTGGTACAAGGATTCTTTAGATATCGTATGGGTGGATATGTTGTTTCTACGAGGCTGATAGATGGTCATGGAAACCGTGTCGATGTCATAGATTCTATCGAAGATTTCTAGGGCACCCAGTGCATAGAGCTTCATCTGCGGATTGTCTTCTGCTTCAACTAAAATTCCCTGTCCATGCTTGTAGTCACATACATGGATCTTGGAATCAGCGATGATCAAGCAATCTCCGGTACCGAAGCCGCCTTCAACGTACTTAGAGAAGTCCAGCCTTTGCTCTATAAGAACAACCGGATCCGCGCATTTTTCTTTTGCAGCTTCTACCAGCTCAAGAATGTAAGCTGCATAGCCATTCGCACATTCTTCCATCTCTTCACTGTAGTGGGTGAGATTTTCTGTTGGATCCTTGCCTGGGAGTCCAAGAGCAACTTTTAATTTGTACTCACATAGGGTATGAGCATCGGTGCCTTCAGCAGCGTAGCTACTTCCTTTATCTTCATAAGACTCACTGAGCCTGACAGAAGGAGGACAGTTTAACCACCTATGAGATGAAGAGGCTGAAAGAAGTGCATGTTTACCCATTTCCAAGTACCTCGGCTTCTGCTAGGAGTGCTGGATAATCTGAAGCATTAATTTCTGAGAGCTTATCAGCACCGTACTTTTGAAGTAGCTCTCGAATTTTTGCTGTATGGCCATCTCGACTTTTTTCAGCCAGAACCGCTCTAACTTCTTCAAGAGTTATGGCCTTTTCTTCTGGTGCAGGATTTTCTGGTTTAGCAGGTGTTGGTTCATCGCTACTACTGAACATGCTGGAAAGAGACTGAGATATGCCTATCAGCGTTTCACCACATTGGTTCAGCTCTTTAACTAATAGAGAGAGTTCACTCATTTTGCCCATCTGGTTTTCCTCCTTTTTCTTTCTCTTGCTGCGATAGCGCGGTAAGCTTCTTAGCAAGGCGCTTTGACACTACGCTGATGGCGGTAAGAACATCGGCCAGTTCTTCATCCATTTCAGGATCCCGGCTCTGAGTGTCAGTTTGGTTTGCTTGATTCTGCATTGTTTAACCTCCGTTCCGAGGGCTATTTTGTTCCCCTCAACCTTCACAGGACAAAAGTGAGAAGTTTGAGTAATGACTTTGAAAAATAGTTTTTATGATGCCCTCTGATATCCACAGGACACCAGAGAGCATTTTGAGTAATGAATTACATCCAGTCTTTTAGGACTTCTCTTAGTTGAGAAAAAAGCTTGAGTTTGCGATTGTTGACTGTCTTTTGAGCGCAACCAATGCACTCAGCAATTTCTCGTTCGGTTTTTCCTATGCTGAAGAGCTCAGCAATGCGCCGGTTTTCTGGGTCTAGTTCATCCAGGGCGGCGAAGAGTTCCTCTAGAAGAAGCTTGTCCTCCACAAGTTCATCAATGTTTATTGAATCTGGTACGTCAAAACCATCAGCACTGAACTTGTCCAATGACAGAACACCGCCTGTCCGATCAATTAGTGGCAAACCTTTTTCAGCGCGTTCCAGATCACATTCACGACAGTTTCGAGTACATCGCTTTGTGCCACCTTTGCCGTCACTGATGATGCAGCGTTTTTCGCGTTCTTGACGTTTTTTCTCTGCCCATAAAGGCTGTTTATAGGCTCGATAGACTTCCTCTGTGACTTCAATGACTTGATTCTCGATCGTTAGGTGCCAAGCACCATCGTAGAAGTCTTTGTTCTTTGGTTGACTTTGATTTTCGTTGATTGACATATAAATAGCCCTCCTTCGGCTTAAAACCGAGATGGAGAGCTCATATGCCATAGCTAATAAGCCACAAGGCAGACTGGTACCGTAGTCAGGAGTTATCTCCATCTCAAACTGGCACCAGCACTTCCAAGTGGCTGGAGCATGCATATTTAGTTTTTCATCACTTAACACTTGGAAGATGCCTGTACATGGCTGTTAAATGATGATTGGTTGATCAATGAGAAATTGGCGATTGCCAATTTTAAATTGAAAATATATATTACATATGTTAAAATACATTAACGTCTCATTGGTCTCTTTTATTGTATAAAATGGGGCATAGTGAATTTAGATACTTTGGGATACTGTGAGATACTTTGGATACTTTTTGGGGGAGGTGCCAAGCTGCATGATGTTTACGGAGTTAGTCCATGCC